CTGTCCCTTACTCATATGACCTGGTATCATAGTAGCACCACTGGCACTTGCTAATACGTTAGCACCATATTGAAATAACTCAAAGCTCCACTTAGCATCACTTTCATCAATCTTAAGTTGATCAAATATCTGCTCACCTTTAGCTATCATCTTTATCCTACTAACCTCACTTTGCAAGTGAGAACCCTGATAGTTAGCCTCAGTATTAGTAGATAACATAGCAGCCATCTCTCTTGCTCCCTGCAACACCATACTATCTCTACTTCCAGTCCTTTGCATATGAGACATGGTAAAAGAGCGAAGGTGATCCGAAAAAAGAACTGCAAACATCTGCGAGTTAGCAGCAATGTTAGCATTGTAAGTGCTTAGAAAGGATGCAATTCCATTAGTCAATAGCGTTATAGCGATCTCTCTCCTTGCCTGAGAAATCTTGGAGAATCTCTCACGTTCCATAATCCCCAGTCCAAAGATAAATGCTGAGGAGTTGACTGCATTTATATCACTCATCCCAGCAGTAAATCTAGCCACTCCCTGTAGATACTCGTGTCTACTCTCTTCCTCAAAACTATCTATATAATCATCAATAGTAGTATGAGTTAGTGAACTTGTAATAGAAGTAAGAGCACTACTGATAGCACTTGATGCATCAGTGAGAGCGGCGGCTGTAGAACTAGTTAGGGCTAGCCCAGCATTTGTAATAGCACCTGAGATTATAGTAGCTACGTCCACGCTAATGTCGTCCGCAGGAAATACTCCAGTCTTATCAGCCTGCGCTACTGCTACGTTTGAGAATGTTCCCCAATTTCCATCAGGATCAAGTCCATCTATGATACCTAAGAAAGTTGTTAACCTTGCTTGGACAGCAGCTAAGTCAGTACTTGGGTCATACACCTGGACGGTATCAGACATATTAGGATTGTAAAATGGACTAGTAACTCCTCCTCCAGTAACTCCACCAGCAGTTATAGTAAGTGGTTGATATGCCATTGTCTTATCCCATAGTGCCTCCACCATAGAGGTATAGTTACGAGTAGTATTATTTGAGTCAAGATGGGGGTCAGTTGGCAAAGTAAGATTTCCACTTGCTCCACCACCACACAACTCTAACTCTCCCTCATACTCATAACTATCTTCATACTCAGTTTCCCAAGTATCTATATTCAATCTAATTTCCTTGTATATCTTCATTCTCATCTCCTACAATAGGTATAGTAACTAATACCTGATTTGCACTGCCTCCAAACGTTTTAACAATCTGTATAATCTTGGGAGCATTTGTAAAAGCAACTATATTACAATAACCTTTAGACCTTGCCCAACTTCTTAATTCACTAATTACTTCTCTCCACATATTTATATCTAATGGTTTAATGCCATAGATACTATATACAAACAGACTGATGAGGCGAGTTCCAGGGTCTGGCATAAAGGTAGTAGTAAGAATGGCACACAGTTCTCCCTGTTCATTCTCTACCATCCAACATTGCATTACATCTGTTAATAGAGCATCTAAGATATTATTCATCCTAATCTCTCCACCTTGTAGAATGGGAGGAATACTTAACTCAATACTTAGTTTGATAGTATCCCATTTCTCACCTATCTGATCAGGGGATAACTTTAAAATCATGCTGACTCCTTTGTCCACGACTATCATTAAACTTCCAATGAACAGTAGCTCTTGTGGGAGGAGTAGTATTAGCATAGTTAGTACTTCTAATCCTAACTCTAAACTCTACTCCACAAACCTGAACTACTGCATCACCATTATAGTTGACTGGTATATATGGACTGGTAGTAAACGAATCAGCTCTACTATTTCTCCAGTCAACTGCAACGGATATACCTTGTGTATCCTCACTCTCTATAGATACACGCTCAACAGTCTTAACTCCTCTAACTCCTCCATCAAACTTATCAGTCGTTAGTACAAGGTAGGTACTACCTACTCCACCAGGTCTACTACGAAACCCTATAACGTTTCCATACTTAAGTCTCTCACAACAAGTTACTAGGTATGTAGACTTAGTAAGTGCTCCAGCCAATGTATAAGAAACGGCGCTGTCAGAGATATAGAACTCATCATCTACCTCATTATATACAACAAGCATACTTCCCATGCTACTGAAGAACTCCTCACAACCAATCCTTTCAGGTTTTAGACTACCATCAACTATCCATAGTATACCTTTGTCATCAACATAAGCATGCTTGTATATATTACCTCCAACAGCGCCTCTATCACTAACACCAACATTCGATATCAGACGTAAACCAAACGTTCCACCAGTTGGAATAAGTGCCGCAATACCTCCATCACCATATACCATCACAGTGTCACCAAGTTGTTTAACTACATTAACATATCCCTTCCAAGGCATTGGCATCCAACCCATCTGGTTCTTTACTATAGCATCCTGCCACAACGGTTTCGTGTGGTCATATAAGGTATGACTATGATCTGTTATAAGTCCTTCCTCTACAAGTTGAGGAAGGAATAACATAAATAAGTCTCCACCCCCAATACTAGACCACCATACAAAGTTGTTTCCAAGATATCTACTTAGTATATTAACATCAATACCAAGTCCTACATCATTCTTAATCTCTTCTATTGTATTCTTCCAATGGCTATTAAAACTACTACTTGTAGTAAATCCTCCCAACACTCCTCTACCCTTAAACTCACAACCAGTCTTAACAACTACTGAGTCGTTAACAAAAACCTTATCAGTTCCTCCAAACATACCATTAGCACTTGAACTAAAAACTGTGGATGTTCCATTGAAGAGAATAAATACATCATAGAAATCTACAAAATGCCATATACCACCTGCTGTTATTGCCTTAATAGTAGATGGATCATCTGCATTATATGTAGTCAACTGAGGATAGAGAAGCCAAGAAGTATCATTAACTTCCCATATCTTAGTGGGTTCCATCAAAAACGTTCTACTTTTTCCTCTAAACAACTGAGGAGAAGGAAAAGCTACAATAACTCCATTATTTGATAACTCAGTAGACGAGATAGGTTGAGTAAGAGGGATATATTTCTGAGGAATAAGTTGATCTCCAATCCTTCTAACAACAAAGTTCTGTGCTTCTACTAGTCCACCAGTATTAATAGGATTATGAGAGTTTCTTCTTAGTCCCATCAATATACTTTTCTCTATATCAAATGAGAACTCTCTCACTTTTGTCTCCTCTTACCAGTCGGCTTCCATCCATGTAGAGCACCATTTCTGGCTCTTGCGGATGACTTTGCAGCAGCCTCACTCGTAGAACTACCTTTGATAATACCAGTAGCCTCTTCCACAATTTTCCAGGGTCTCTTACTCCCCTTCTGATATCTGACTATGACTGGCATATTTACCTCCTTTACCAAATAACTTAGCAAACAACTTCTTATTCTCGCCTCCAAATAGTTTCTCCAGTGTCTGGTAATCCATAGCAAGATTTGGATTCTTTTTTAGGAATAACCACACACTACTTAGGCTATCTCTAAGTCTAAATAACACCTCTCTACTCTCATGATCCTTAATCTGTTGTGCTCTAATCTTCTTTAGAGCCTTCCCATGTTTATCAGAAACGCAAGGCATCTATCCCTCCATCTGGGTCACGTTATTACACTCTTCTTCAACTAGACCCATATCAAGTAGGTTAAGTTTTTTTACAATCTCGTTACGATACTCCTCAGCACCACTATAGTTTCTAAAAGTCCTCTCCATGATCATCATAGCAGCTAATATAACTAAGTCCTCGTGGACATAAGTCCAATAGTTCTCATCAGTATCAGTAGATAGTTCCTCAGAGAAAAACCTACCCTTAACACTAACTGTTCTAAGAACATCAGTAGGAGGCATTACTATTAATCTAGTTTTCTTATAATGAGGAGATGCATCTCCTTCTCCTTCATGATACAATACATCTTCATGATCATAGGTATACTGAGTTGTATATGTAGTGCTACGAAGTGCCTTCAAGTCAGGTGATAACTCACTCTTAAAGTGTGCATAGTATAAGGGTAAACCAGATGTTAATTCACTATAAGGTGTTGGATACTTATCTCTCATCCAACTCTCATCCTTTTCTTCTAACTGCCACCTTCCATCATCATCAGCAATCCAGACCTCATGAACAGCTATGACTCTTTGTGGAGTTACAATATGAGCATCAGCAGCAAGATCGACCTTGTAATCTCTCATAGACTTAGGAGTAATCATCATCAAGTCCAGTTCATCTATCCCTCTATTAATAAACCAATTCGCACCGTTGTCAGTATATGTTCCACCAGCGAAGTTAGTCACTAAGTCATGACGACCACTAAGTTTACAGAATTGTGTTCTGGCACTTAACAGACTCATTCCCAACACCTCTTATAGTGAATAGAAAGGGGACGCCCAATAAATTATTGAACGTCCACTTGTTTGTTATACTAACCGACTATCTAATCCAACACCTTCCAGATATCCCATCCGTAACGGGAAGTGATACTCAATACTTAGTTCAGTCAAGAATTCCTCAGATAAACCATCATAATTGATGGTGGTATCTTTACTATCCTTGAAGAATTTCATTGGCTGAATCGGACGCTCAATGATATCACTGGGATTAAGAACCACCATACTATGACGGTTAGTAACCTGATAACTAAATAGTGGATGGCGTTTCAAGTTCCAGACACCAAAGGGAGTAATCCACTTCATGACCTTGATGCCATAACCAATGGTTCCTTCTTGCAACTGGTAGTTGGAATTACTCTTAATCAACTTATTGATACCTAACAGTGCTCCACTACCACACAAGACTAATCTATCCATAGGACCGTATCGCATAATCTGTTCTACCATACTATCAAGCCACTCTTCACCTTTCTCCAGCCAGGTAGCTCCAGCATAATCAGTGTTTTGACAGAAACTATCCATGTTAGATGAAGCATACAACTTAATCCATGGAATCAGACCGTGCAGCGTAGTTTCAGGCTCTCCATTATCACCTACGCTTAACGTTTTAATGCCCCAAATTCTGGCATTCTCTTGTTCCACAGCATGGTATAGAGCAGCCTCTCTCTTTCTTTCATTATACTCAGAACCAGTTCGCAGTTTAGTCTGTAATGCTGTTCGAGTAATGTTCAACCGAGTTCTGAAGATCTGAGTATAGTTGGAGTAAGAAGTAGGTGTATAACCCACGGATTGTGGAATAGCTCCACCCTGTGGATTGATGTTACCGATGATCATGATGGTATCACAGTTGGAAATATTGTGTGAGTTCGCCGCACCATTATCATCAGCCTCCAGTAATCTGACTGCAATCTGACTACTTGCACCATTGATAGTGACACCTGTAACCTTAACATTAACATCAACAGTATAATCAGTGGAACATCTTAACAATGCTTGATGCCCAGGTCTGAAATTGCCAGCAACGGCAGCAGCTACTTTAACATACAATGCAGTTCCAGCAACACCACCAGTTGTATACGCAACTGTCATAGCACTATCCGTATAAATCTCACCAGCAACAATAGCACCACCCTGAGTGGCAAGAGTCTTTTCAAACCAGTTGATGATATAATCATCAGTCGGCTTTGACTTCATCATTGCACTGAGAGCGGTTAATGGAACATCTCCATTTGGTTCTTCGTAGAGGATTCCCTCTCTCCAATTTTGGGGTCGTTGACCAACCTCCCAGTCACCAGTGCCCCAAGTTCCCTTCACGTAACCCATACTTGTCTCCTATTCTTAATCATCATTCTTTCATATTAGTATAATTAACTGGGTCAACATTGACTCATTTTTTACCTATCTCCTATTATATTACGCTGCACCTTCTGATTCCAGTTTATGCCAGTGGAAACCATCACTGATACAACATCCAGTATCACCAGCATCATCAAATACAAAGTGGGTAAACGCTGGATCGTCTCCATAGTCAGCCACTGTCCAGTTAGCAACATTGTCTGTCTTGAAATAGAAAAAGAACATCAAGCCAGCAGCTTCTCTGACTGGAGGTAACTTAGTTGTATATGCAGCAATAGTTGTGTCGCCAGTTACAACTCTCTGGCGAGTAGTTAACGTACTTGCTGCAGTTGTCTCTACAAAATTATCTGTTAGGATAACTTGATCTGCGTGCATCCCTAACGGATTCTCGTTTAATACACTCATACATATCTCCTATTCTTATTTAGCCTCAAGGGTATGCCAATATTATCGATATCCAAACGTTTCAGCAACATCTGCTGCTTCACTATTAACCTTTACAATTGGTCGTTTAGTTGCAGCAGCCCTAAACCTATTCTTAGGTATCTCAGTCGTCCTACTCACCTCACCCTGGCTTTCAGCTACTCGACTGATTGACGGTGTGACCCTTCCGCCATTGCTTTTAAGCCACGTTCTTACCTCCTTTGCAGTTTCATTCAGCACTGTTCTATAATCCTTCTCAGGATTTTTCCTCTGTATAGCATTAGCAACAACACCTATTAATGCTTTCCTCTTAGGTAGTGCATCACCTTTCAATCCTGTTATCAAATCAGGATTAGCCTGGTAGAAATCTAATGCAGCCTGATACATCTCCATAATCATACGACTACTCTCTCTTGCATATACTGGAGCTTTAGTCATAGTGAACTCATTGGCTTTCTGGTAGATGGCATTAGCCAACTTATTAAAGCCATCCTGAGTCATTATAACGTTCCCAAACTCGTCAGTCTGTAGTTTAAGATCCTTCACAAAATCAACATCTTGTGGAGAAATAGGAGCAGGTGTCGTAGGTGGAGTAACAGGAGTAGTCTCACCTTTAACAAATCCTCTAACTGCCTCAGGTTCAGTTCCCAATAGGGCAGCAAAGTTCTCCAACATGCTTAGTCCATCAGGTAGATTAGCCTTATCCTCAGCTTCTCTAATCCTATTCCTAACATCATCATCAGTATCTTTTGTGTAAACCTTAACATCAATCCCACTTTCCACTATATGTTTCTTAAGAGCACTCCTATCCATATCATCAAACTGGTCTTTCTCAATAGCCTCAAATTCCATGTCCTCCAGTTCACCCCTATCATCCACTTCCTCTTCTACAATTTCCCCTTCTTCTTTCTTCTCAACCAGTGGTTCTACCTTCTCAACTACTGGTTCAACAACCTTCTCTACTTTCTTAACAGGCTCGTTGTATAAATCAAACCCGTTAGCAGATGTCTGGACATCTTTCTTACTCTCAGGAACCACAACTTCCTCAAGAGCATACTTAGATGCAGCATCAGGTAGTGGTGTCTTAACCACAGGTTCTGGTGTCTTAACAGTAACAACTGGTGTCTTAACAGTAACAATAGGCTTAGACCCATATTTCTTAACTGGCGTCTTAACTGGTTCCTCGTTCATCTCCAACTCCTTCAATTTCTTCTTTTATAGTTTCAGGTATACTTAAAACCGCTAATAATTCCGCCAATGCTCCTTGGTAGTATTCAACACTATTAACAATATCAATTCCTTTTCTATTACCTTGCGTATCATATATTACCTTAGTAAACTGTCTTGAAGGAGCAACTGCAATCTCGTCCCTTAGAAGATTGGCACGATCTATATATACAATCTCCAGTTGTTTCCAAATAGGACTATTCAAAAAGATCTTTAGATCATTTGGGCTAATACCACTGACATCAAAATACAATTCAGCCATTTATTCTCCACCTTCTATAGCACCAAGTCGTCCCTGTGCAACTTGATTCATAACTTGTTCATCTGGTTGTATATTAAAATTAATACCTTTTTTACTTTCAAATTCATTTAAGTTCTTAATCCCTGACATTCTTGCAATAGACTTAAATACTCTAACCAAGTCAAACTGTCTCCCTATCCATGGTTGCGTAGCCATTACCTGAAACATCTTAACCAGTGTTCCAGCATCTCCAGATGAGGGCATAGTTCCATCGTGTGGGATGACATCAAAGTTTATATCCAGGTCACTTGGCTTGACAGGATATCTTCCCTTATCACCCTTAATACCGTACTCATCTATTAATCTCTGTTCCCATTCACCCACAGCCTTTACATATACCTGTTCACTCATATACTGTATAGTATTAGAGGCAAACATAAGAGCTATATCTTCATGCGCTTGCATACTTATCAACTTAGCAAACCTCTGTAACCTTGACATAGCCTTCTGAGATAAGTCAGTGTGTTCGGCAGCACTAACTCTCTCACTTGTCTTTCTTCTTAACCCCTGCATAATATCACTTGCTCCACTGACATCTCTTGCAATCTCTACTATTCCACCAACTTCTCCAAGATGTTGAGAAGTTACATCAACAACTGCCAGTTGTTGGATTGCATCCCTCACGCCTTTTCCCCAAGCACCAGGTCTTAGTCTAATCAATCCACCAGGCCCTGGTTGTTTTAAGTCCTTACTGTAGATAAGTTGTGGGTCATATACAATCACGTCATTCAATGCCTTCCTAACATTGTGCATGTGACTCTTGAACAACCAATCTACTGTCTCCTGTAATCCAGCAATCGTCTCCAACTTACTAACAGGTATTGTAGTATGACCATCAGTATCAGGAGCAGTAACAGCAATAGGGATTTTACCATGCTCATTTTCTACCTTCTCAGCACTTATAATAAGTTGATCCCCAGCAATTGCAAAGAACCATAGTTCAGGATAATCACTTCTTCCAACAGGGTATTCTGGATCAGGAAATTGACTTGGAATTATTTTTATATACATATTAACTATGTCAGTTGGACTTGTAGTTATATTACTGATACCATAACCCGTTCCACCATACTTCTCATACCTACCAGTAGCTGGTTCACTAAACAGCTTACTCTTAGCATTCTGCATCATATGAAGATACTTGGCATTAAACCACATATCTCCATCTCGCTCTTCTGCCAAGATGTTCATTTTATTAGATCTACTAATCCATCCAGCATGTTCCCCTCTCTGAACTTCACTTATGGGAACATTTGAGTCTGGGAGATATAGGTAGGGGTCTATATTAATAAGCTCATTACCCTCACTAATTACCTTAAGCCCTCTACTAACTCCAACACCTTCTCCTCCCATTCCAATGAAACTAAATAACTTGGACATGAAACTTTCTTTTACTTCCTTATTCTCTATGTCCATCTCTTTCCTCATTTGAACATAGTTAACTCCTACCACACCAAATCCATAACTAGTAGCATCCATCCACATAGTGTGTAGAGCTAAACCAATCTTTCCTATCCTACACTGTCTCGCTATAAGCATTTCCAATAAAATAGCACCTACAACATCCTCAGGCCCTTGTCCCTCATACCTAAAGATGGGATCATCTAAGAAAGCTGCCATCATATAGGTTAGGATAGTCTCACGAATGGCATAAGACATAGGAACAACTACATTAACTGGTTTTCGTTCATCATCAGCCTTTATCTTTTCTTCCTTCTCGTCCATCTTCATATATGTAGTAAGAGTCATGTCTATCTTACGCCATGTATCCTCCTTAGCCTGAATAACACTCCTCGATTCATTAGCCCTTCTCATAATCTCAGTCAACAGCCTCTGATGTAACTCCGAGCCAGGTTTTAGATCAAGACCACCGGGATATTCATAACCATAGTCTCTATCCAATGAATTAAGTGATTGCCAATTATAAGTCATCTTTCCTTCTATCTTCTATATATAATCAATAGGACATTGGGCTGGAGTAGATATCGTGACTGTTCCAGTAGTACTATCCTCATCAGTTAAACCAGGTGTTTTTCTAAGATATAGTCGACTAACATATGCTTTGTCTACAATATAGAATCCATCGTTACTAACAGAGCCTTTTACCTTTATAATATCTCCAGGTGCAAAATCACCAACACTTGTCAATCCTATGTTTATACAGGGGACTCCATCATAACTGGATATAAAATCTACAGTAGCTGGAGTAATAGAAACTGGTGTCTTCCTATTCCACGTTATAGCATCATCGTAGGTTACTAATCCTACTCCACCTAACACAAAGTTTCTCATAGTCATGGAGCAGTCCTCCAATCCTCGTCATCATACTCTAACTTATTCCCAATCTCTCTCATAACCGTTGCATCTATCAGGTCTAACTCTCTTTCCTTCTTCTCCATATACTCGTCGTTATCAAATCCCTTACCACCCCTGAGCCAATAGAATTGGTCTCCCTTCATCAATATCTCATTGATATAAGCAGCGGCGTCCATTATATCCCACCGTTTACTCTTAGGAAATCCCATCAGTTGTAGCTCATAAGCACCAGTTCCTACCCTATTATGATATACTAATCCTTGTCTATAGTATCCAACCATAGACCCAATCCTTGCTTTCTTTCCTCCGAGGTATCCAGCAAACTCACCCCTACCACTTCTTGCCTGAAGAGGAACAAGTTCTACTCCCATCAGTTTCCTTCTAATTAACTCGTTCTGAAGAGGATACGTCACGAACTCATTAAGTCCAGTCTCCTCAATCCCAATAGCGGGAGCATTATATTGCTGGACGAGGTCGACTCCTCTACTATATATCTCATCCGGGTGTAACTTCTCGCCTGCTGCATATCTAAGATACATCCTCTCGTTAAACGGATTGAATCCCCATACTACAAATCCACTCTCATCACTGTGTTGTTTCACACTCTTTGCTGGATCAATTATAACTATATTAACCAAGAAAGGTTTCTGGTTCTTTATAAAGTCCTCATCGGACTCATCATAGTATCTAAGATAATCTCTCTTGAAACTGGCATCCTTCTTAGATATAGGCATACACATAATCTCTTGTGCAAAGACGTCCATAATCTTCTTATCTTGATAACTCCTAACTTCCTTTAATATCATCTCATCACTCATAAAATCAGGGGCGAGTGACTTGTAGTTTTCATCACAAACAGGGATAGTAATACCCTTCCAGTCGTTTGCCTCGAGTAACTCTACAATTAGTGCATCTTCATGTTTTAGTGTGTCAATATACAACACCCTTTTATTTGGATTACTTCTATCAAAACAATTCATTAAAGCACCAAAGAACCACAACTTTCTCTTAGCCCTTTGATCTGGATTATCTATAGTCTCACGTTCTTCAAGGTCATCTACTAAGATAAGGTCTGGTCTAAAGTTACCATAGACAGTTTTATGTATCAACCCACCAACCTGTTGACCACTACCTCTTGGAAGAACAAGTGTTTGGTGTCCAGCAATGTTAGCAATCCACGCCTTTCTAGAAAAGGAATCGTCCATACTATGATCATCATTAATTCTAATATCCCCAAACACTTCTCTTATCTCAACACTTGATAATAAATCCTTCTTCAAGTTTTCAGTCTGCATCTCAGCAAGAGTCGCACTTTCACTAACATATACGATGAAGTTAGCATCACAGTAACATATAGCCTGTGCTGCAATAGCCCTAGCTTTGGTAGTCTTACCTAATCCTCTTGTAGCACAAATAACAGTTTTCTCGTATCTCTTATCAATTATCTCATTTATCTTCTTATGTTGAGAAGAATCAGGTATATTAAAGTTATCTGGAAGGAAGTAGTAGCAGAACCAACCAATACTAGCTGCTCCAGCTTCTAGGATCTTCCTAAGTTCTTCATCCTTCTCTATGTCAATGTTCTTAATCAAATCTACCCTCACTCAGTCCATACCATACTCCCCCCTTATACATTAACCTAAACACATCCTTAGCAGCAAACATTCTTGACATACCCCCAGGCAGGTCTATATCCCCACTATGAGCAATCTGATCTTCGTTACTCATAAAAAACAAAGTTATCTCATATCCATCCTCAGTTACTCCATCAAAATCAGTGTATGTAACTGGAGTAGTGTTATTGACACTAAAGTAGTGACCCCCAGAAACGTCTGGTGTTGTGTCTCCATCAGCAAACGTAGCAAATCCACCCAGGGTTGCTGCTATTTCTGCAGAATCAGAAATAGCCACGACTCCATTCGCCTGTACTACCGTTCTATCTGTCTGACCTGCACTCATGTTGTCACTCCCTTACTTAACATAATATAACCCTCAGCAAGACGAA